GAGGACCAGTCGGGGCAGACTACGGACGGACAAATCCAGTACCCACAGATTAACGTCTGGCCTTCGCCGGATCAGGGAACGTTGGAGTCTCCGTACTACTACTTTGTGTACTGGCGGCTGCGCAGGATGTATGACGCTGGCAACGGTGCAAACGTGGAAGATATTCCATTTCGCTTCCAGAATGCGCTGGTGGCAGGGCTGGCATACATGCTGTCGGTCAAGCTGCCGGATGCGTTGCAGCGTGTATCAATGTTGAAACAGCAGTATGACGAGGCTTGGGAGTTGGCTGCGGGCGAGGATCGTGAGAAGGCGCCGGATCGCTTGGTGCCACGGATGATTACTTACAGGTGATGTATGCCGCTTAAAGACCTGGAGGCTAGGAAAGCGTATCAAAAGGCTTACGCACAACGTAATCGGGAAAAGGCTTATCAAAGGGTAAAAGAGTGGAGAGCAGCCAACCCAGACAAGTGGGCGGAGCAAAGCAGTCGATATGCAAAAAAGTATCCAGAAAAAAGCGTAGCAAGAACCAAAGCTTGGAAAGAAAGACATCCGGAACGGGCGGCAGAGGTAGATAAACGCACAAGGCAGAAAAACTCTGCAAGGATTGATGCGAATAGGGCAAAGTATCGAGCGGTAAAGCTAAGGGCAACCCCAGCGTGGCTAAACAAAGGTCACTGGTTTGAGATTGGATGTGTGTACGTGTATCGGGATGCTTTAAAACGTGCTGGCTTGAACTACCACGTTGACCATATTGTTCCGCTACAAGGCAAAAATGTATCAGGGCTGCACGTTCCAGAAAACTTGCAGGTAATACCAGCTGTAGAAAACAGATTAAAGAATAACCACTATGCCCAGTAAGTATGCTTCAGGCAAAAAATCTATTGCTGAGTGCGATAGATGTGGCTTTCGCTATTTGTTGAAAGAGCTTAAAACACTTACTATTAAGACTAAGAATGTAAAGATTAAGGTATGTAAAACATGCTGGGAGCCTGATCAGCCTCAACTTAGCTTAGGTCTTTACCCGATTTCGGACCCGCAGGCTGTACGGGAACCTCGGCCAGATGTCAGTTACATTCAGTCTGGATACACAGGCATACAGACGAAGTTTAATACTGGGCCTGCGGAAGATGAGACAGGGTATCCAGGCGGCGGTAGCAGGATTATTCAGTGGGGCTGGTATCCGGTAGGTGGATCTAGGGCTAACGATGCTGGACTGACGCCGAACAATTTGGCGGTGCCGGGGGTAGTAAATAGCGTAACCGTATTAACAACGTAGGAGTTCAGAATGGATACTAGCAAGATGAAAGCGATTGCCGGTAAGGCGGTCAAAAGCCATGAGAAGCGTATGCACAACATGGCAAAAGGTGGCGTGACAGGCGAAGCCATGAAAAAATACGGGCGCAATATGGCGCGTGCTATGAATCAGCGTGGCAACTCGAGAGGTAAATAATGGCTAAGTTCTCGATGAAAAAGCAGGGGAAGGAAGTTGGCCCTGCATCGACGTATGCCCAGCCGCACACGATGGAAGGCGGCAAGACCAGCATTGATACGTACAGCAAGTACACGCCTGGTGCGAACGTGCTGAATGAGATCAATCCGTCGGTCGGCGGTATCAGCAAAGGCAACTACAAGCCAATCAACCCATACGGTGTTGGTGAGATGCGTGGTTACGGTGCTGCTACTAAGGGTCGCAAGATCAGCGGGAAGATGGGCTGACATGACTTACACAGAGTTAAAAGCCGCTATTCAGGCGTATACCGAGAATTACGACTCAGATTTTGAGACGTACATAGACACGTTTATCCGTCAGACGGAGACGCGGGTATACAACTCTGTGCAAATCCCTGCGCTGCGCCGGAACGTTACCGGCCTGCTGACAGCGGAGAACAAGTATCTATCTGCCCCATCAGACTTTCTGGCAGTGTATTCAATGGCGGTCGAAGATCAGGAAGGCCAGTACCACTATCTGTTGGATAAGGATGTGAACTTTATCCGTGAGGCGTATCCCACGCCGACAGATCTTGGGCTGCCGCTGTACTACGCGATCTTTGGCCCGACGGTGGTAAATGACACGGTTACAAATGAACTTAGTTTTATTTTGGGGCCGACGCCGAATCAAGCGTACAACGTTGAGATGCACTACTACTATTACCCAGAGTCAATTGTGACGGCTGAGACAACTTGGCTGGGTGATAACTTTGATCCGATCCTTTTGTATGGTTCGCTGCGTGAGGCGTACCTGTTTATGAAGGGCGAGGTCGATATTATTCAGAACGTGGACGCCAAGTACAACGAAGCTATGGGTCAGCTGAAACGTCTGGGCGATGGGCTTGAGCGTCAGGATGCTTATCGTTCTGGTCAAGTCAGGGTTAAGGTGACGTAATGGCGCTCCGTCAAGGATTGACCACAAGTTTTAAGAAAGAGATTTTGCTAGGTGAGCATAATCTCCAATCGAACACGCTGAAGATTGCGCTGTATACGGCGCTTGCTACGCTGGACGAGAACACGACGGAATACACCACGACGAACGAGATCACTGGTACGGGCTACACGGCGGGCGGTGAAACGCTGTCGGGGGTATCGGTGTCTACGTCAGGGCTGATTGCTTATGTCAGTTTTGACAATGTGGTGTGGGATCCGGCGTCATTCACGGCGAGGGGCGCTTTGATCTACAACGAGAGTGTCGGCAATAAGTCGATAGCGGTTTTGGACTTTGGATCTGACAAGCAGACCTCGACAAAATTTACCATTGAAGTGCCGCCCGATACGGCAACGGCGGCGATCATTCGTATAACGTAAGGAGTTCCTATGTATATTGCAAAATCAAAATTGAGCGAAACCGTTCAGGCTGGCGTAGGAAGATCTATGGAAAGTGATGGCCGCGTGAAGCTTGGCGGTGTTTTTAAAGTTGAGTGTTTTAGTCCTGATGGCCAGAAGAAGTGGGAAAATGAGTTCCACAACCTTGTGGTTAACGAAGGTCTACAAGACTTAAATGATAAATACTTCAAGGGCTCAACTTATACTGCTGCTTGGTATCTTGGTTTGGTGACTGGTCCAGGCTCTGGTACTACGTACTCTGCTACAGACACATTAGCGTCTAAGGCATGGACAGAATTTACTAATTACACTGGCAACCGCAAGGCAGTGACTTTTGGCACGCCAACGCTTGCAGATCCATCGGTTATCAGCAACAGCGCATCTCCTGCGGTGTTTGCTATTAACAGTTCAGGCGGCACGGTGGCGGGTGCGTTTTTGGCAAGCGTAGCTACTGGTACTTCAGGCATTTTATTCTCTGAGGGTGACTTTACTGGCGGGGATAAGATTGTTGCTTCTGGCGATACGCTGAACGTGACCTACACATTTAACGCCGACGCAGCTTAACGGAGGGAATATGGCTACCGCATTTCAAAAAAATCAAGTAGTTAAGCTAAATTCCACAGTGCCACAAGGTCCTGTCCAAGCGCTGCGTATGCTGGAGGACGGCACGGTTCAGTATCTGGTAAGTTGGACTGATGACGCTGGTATTGTTCAAGAACGTTGGTTTGATGAGGGGCAGCTTACGGCTGCTTGATAATTTATGTTCGGTTTTGGCCCTATATCGAGCGCTCCATTTGCGGCCTTACCGACCAGCACGTTTGATGTTTCAATCTCAGAAACTGTTGTTTGTAGCGATTCCGTTGAAGGGTCTAATGTCTTTTTTGGCGATATAGACGAAACAGTTACAGCGTCTGATTCAGTTAGCGCTACTTCAGAATTTAGTTCAAGCGTTAGTGAAACAGTAACAGCAAGTGATTCGGTTGCTAGTAGTACTGAGTTTGTAGCGGCACAAGATGAAACAGCGAGTATGTCTGACGCAATAACTGCGCAGGCAGATTTTTTAAGTTCTTTAACAGAATCAATTTCTTCTAGCGATGCTGTTACCAGCAGCGCCGACTTCTCTTCGTCTGTTAGCGAAACAGTATCTGGTAGTGACGCGTACGCCGCGCAAGTTGATTTTGCAAGCAGCGTTTCAGAAACAGCTACGTTGTCTGATGAGTATTTAGCTGTAACGCCACAGAATGCAAGCATAAGTGAAACCGCTACAGCGTCAGATGCGGTGACTGCCACAGCTGATTTCTACATGGCGGTAAGTGAAACTGCCACAGTAAGTGATGCGCCAACAGCGCAAGTGGATTTCGTATCTGCTGTAAGTGAGGCTGCTTCTGCAAATGAAAGTTCAACCGCCACAGCCGACATATTGGCTAGCATTCAAGAACAAGTAAATCTAACGGCTATTTTTATAGCAAGATTACTGTGGGAGCCGATAAACGATAGTTCTGTAAGCGATTGGGAGAACATTGATTCTAATAACGCCCCGACGTGGACAGGAATAAGTACCGCTCAAGCGCAAGCATGGGTAGACATAGCTACAAATAATTCTCCTAGTTGGGGAGGCATAAACACTCCTGAAGATGGCAATTGGGAAGACATAGAGACGGTGTAAATCATGCCACTTGTATTAGCAGATCGCGTAAAAGAAACTTCCAATACGACCGGCACAGGCACGTTTGTGCTTGCTGGCGCTTCCACGGGGTTTCAATCTTTTGCTGTTATTGGCGACGGCAACACCACTTATTACACAATTCAAAATCCCGACACAAATGAATGGGAAGTAGGTATTGGCACGTACACTTCTGCGAACACTACGGTTGCCAGAACTACAATTCTTTCTTCTTCTAACGCCAACGCGGTAGTTAGCTTTTCGGCTGGGATAAAAGATGTTTTTGTAACCTACCCCGCCAATAAGTCTGTTTACGAAGACGCATTGAATAATGTCGCATTCCCTGCAAACGTAACCATTGATGGCAGCACCACTTTAGGCAACACATCTGGAAGCACTGTTGTATTTAACTCTGCTTCAGTATCAACGCCAAACAACTTAAATTTTGATAGCAATACGCTGTTTATTGACGCCGCAAATAACAGGGTAGGAATTGGAGGAACGGCGCCAAGAACAGATCTTTCTCTTTATCAAGCAGCCACTTCGCCATCAGTCACATTAGAGCGAGGATCTACTACTGTTGCTATTGGCGACGTATATGGCACGATTGATTTTTATGGTAACGACAGTAGCTCAAATGCATCAGGGGTTCGAGCAAGAATTTCTGGCGTGTCTACTGGAACAACAGGTGCAGCCAAATTAAGTTTTTATGCAACTTCTGGCGGATCCACAACACTTAGCGAACGATTTATCATAACAAGCACTTCAATAACAAGCGCCGGTACTTTTTCTCACACGGGCGAAATGTTGGTTAACGGCAAGTTTAATCAAGTAAATTCTTGGCTTAGTGGCATTCTGCTTCAATCCAATGTTGACACTCAGACTGATATAGATATAACCGCAGCAGTAACAACTGCGTACACCAACGTGGCTGCGTATTTAATGTTTGATGTTGTTGGGAATTATTGGGCGGACTATTCCGGAACCAACGCAACTGCCAGATTGACAAAGTCGTGGGCGCAAGCCAACTTTCTTTCTGGAGCTAACATGACAACTGCGGGGGCGGTGCTTAAGTGGACGGTCTACAACTCTGATGCCACTAATTTCCCTGCCGGCGCTGTCAATGCTTCTAAGGTTTTAACAGCAGTATCTGGATCAACTCTTTTTTTGCGATTGCAAAATAGAACATCCCCCGCCGCTGCATCAGGTACTGATTGGGTTTATAGAGTTGAATACATGAACTACTACAACACCTAATCGGAGTTTGTTATGTTAATGCTTAATTACAAAAACACAAACGTCAGAATTTATTTAGTTGAAAAGACAAATCAAGTTCAGATAAATATCTACAACCCTTATAAAGAAGGGCATAGTTTTGCTTTTATTGTAGATTGCAAAGATAAAAACCCATTTACTTTGACTGAAGTATTTGATTGGTTAGTGGAGTCTGGGCAATTAGATGAACAGTTTAACAAAGCACAAATCGCTTTTGTTGCAACTGATGCTTATGAACAAATGTAATCTATCAAATGGTGAATTATGGCAAGCACATATAGCAGCCTAAAGATTGAGTTGATTGGTACGGGCGATCAGGCCGGTACATGGGGTGTTACAACTAACACCAATCTGGGTACGGCGATTGAAGAGGCGATTACTGGATCTGCTAACGTCACCTTCGCAAACGCCAGCGTCACCCTGACGTTGAGCGACACCAATGCAACTCAGACCGCACGCAATCTTCGGCTGAATCTAGTAGGCACTGCAAACGCGGCGTACGACCTGATTGTGCCGGCGATAGAGAAGCAGTACATCGTCAACAACACGCTAGCAAATGCCATCACGGTTAAGAATTCTACTGGTAACGGTATTGCTGTAGCGCCCAGCACCACACAGGTTGTGTTCAACGACGGCACGGATGTCGTACTGGCCAACACGGTGTATCTCGGCATCCCGCAGTCTGGATCAGACAAGACAACGACTTACACGCTTGGGCTGACAGACCGCAGCCGAGTGGTGGCGATTGGCTCGAGCGGCTTGATCAACGTGCCGGACAACGTGTTTAGCAACGGTGATGCGGTGCTGGTGTTCAACAACACAAACGCTGCGTCAAACATGACGATGAGTATTGCGACTGCGTACATCGCAGGTACGGACGCAGATAAGGAAAACATCGCCATCTCCGCCAGGGGTTTGGCCTCCATTTTGTTTATCAACAGCACGGCTTGTGTTGTTACTGGAAACGTATCGTAATGGCGCTCGTACTCAAAAACAGAGTAAGGTCCACTACCACGACAATAGGTACGGGGCCAATCACCCTTGGCACTGCGGCGGCAGGCTATCAGTCCTTTTCCGTCATCGGCAACGGCAACGAAACTTACTATGTCATTAGAAGCACGACTGAGTGGGAAGTAGGCAAGGGTACGTACACCTCTTCAAACACGACGTTATCCAGAGATTTAGTATTTGGGTCTTCTAACAGCGGCGCGTTAGTTGATTTTGCAGTAGGCACTAAAGAGGTGTTGTGTGCTTACCCAGCTGCTGCGATGCCTTTGGGTGTTCCGTTCTGTGATGACAATGAGATAGGCACTGATCTCTCGGGCTGGACTGCGTTTCAAGCGGCGCTGAATAACGGTGTGGCTGGTGGTACGACGTTTGGGAACAATAATACGAACGGGGTGGTGAGTACCTTTAGTTTAATATACACAGTCGCAGATTCTTATCGCGGGGGTGTCTTGGCACCTAACGGCGACATACATTTTGTTCCGTACAATGCAGTAAGAGGACAAAAAGTTTCAGCCGCAGGCGTTGTTTCTACATATTCTTTAGTTTATACAACGGCAGCTGCTTATTATGGCGGTGTTTTAGCCCCTAACGGCGATATTCATTTCATCCCTATTTATGCTAATAGAGGGCAAAAAATATCAGCCTCTGGAGTTGTTTCTACTTACTCGTTAGCTTATACAACATCAAATGCGTATAACGGCGGAGTTTTGGCGCCAAATGGAGATATACATTTTGTTCCTAGAGTTGCATCAGTAGGTCAAAAAATTTCAGCCGCTGGAGTTGTTTCTACTTACTCGTTGATATATACACAAGGCATAGCTAAATACGCAGGCGGTGTTTTAGCTCCTAACGGAGATATTTACTTTGTGCCATTTGCTGGGAGCACTGGACAAAAAATATCTTCTGCTGGTGTTGTTTCTACTTATTCATTGGTTTATACGTTAGGCTCTGGCGCTTACGCTGGTGGAGTGTTAGCGCCTAACGGCGATATTCATTTTGTTCCATATTCTGCTGTGGTAGGTCAAAAAATTTCAATTAATGGAACCGTTTCTACATATTCATTAGTTTATACGGTAGCCGGAGCAAATGTTGGTGGAGTTCTTGCCCCAAGTGGAGACATCTATTTTGTTCCATACTCAGGAGCCAGAGGGCAAAAAATATCTTCAAATGGGGTGGTGTCTACATATTCTTTAGTTTATACAACGGCAGCTGCTTATATTGGTGGAATACTTGCTCCAAATGGCGAAATTTATTTTATTCCTGCTGATGCCAATAGGGGCCAAAAAATCTCCACCAACTCCGGCTCCCCGCTCGGCCCTGGCGTCTGCCTCAGTTCTTTCCTGAACAAGTTCTAGGATCATTGTCATGGCGTTTGTTACCAAAGACCGCATAAAAGTTACGAGCACCACGACAGGGACAGGCACGTTCACGCTAGGGGCGGCATCTACTGGCTATCAGGACTTCTCCGGCGTGGGCGATGGCAATCAGACTTATTACACCATCGTAGGTGGAACTCAGTGGGAAGTAGGGATAGGCACGTATACCGCTAGTGGTACGACCTTATCCCGCGATACCGTGCTGGCTTCTTCTACTGGTGCCAAGATTGACTTTGCGGCGGGGACGAAAGATGTCTACGTACCGCAGCCAGCAGAGAACACACAGGGATCAGCGCCGACAGGGGACAATAACAGTATTGGCACGAATGGCATAGCGTTCGACAATTTCCAAAGAAACCTGTACCGGAGTATTAACGCTGGGGTAACGTTTAAG